TGGTTCATTGCTATATCCTGCTTCTCTGCCATATCTTCCTTACATTTAAGGGGCAAAGAGTATGGCAGAAAAGCGAAAGGAGGAAATAAATAGTTAGTTCAAGTAATAGTTATTGACTTCCAATCTGACCATTTCGCTGCTCCATCGACATTATAGGCAGCTCTAACTTTAATTATGCTCATATTATATGCAACTTTAATCTGTGCACCTTCAAGCCCGGTCGGATTTATCGAGATAAGACAACCATCTATTCCACTGCCATCAATATCTGATGTTGAATATGCAACATAATTCCCGACGATATTAAGGACGTCAGTCTTAACATGTCCTTTATTAACAATTGCCTTATTCGATATAGCATCTAATACGCTAATCAACACGCTGTTATTTCCTTTCAAGCCTCGCAGATAATCCACACTGTTGGTTACAGTCATTTGCTCTTCTCTAATATCCTGCTTCTCTGCCATACTTAACACATTTAAGGGGCATCCGCTTTAAAAACATGATACCCTAATTTAACATTTTAATAATTAACTCGTTTTTGTTTAAATAAATTCCCGAATTAACGGCATCGGGAAAGCCGAAAAAGAACAAGTTTCCTTGTTATAGAACAGTGCCTTCAGAAGATTCCTCGACCACTTCCACAAAACCACCGGACACCAGGTCGGCAAGGTCAAAAGACATTCCCATACCGCTGTCACGGATGCACAAGTAAAGCACATCCTTGTCGGTGTAATACTTGCCGTTGAACAGCTCCATTCCCTGCTTCCACGCTATCGGGTCCTCCTTCGTGCCGGAGGCTTCAATCTGGACAACCTTGTAGAGGGATTCTGTTCCTATACCCAGTACCCACTGTTCGGCAAATTCATGCTCTTGAATTACCTCATACAAAGTGTCTTTGTAGGAGAACATGAATCCGATTGGCTTAGTCTTGCCAATTAGGTCATCCCACTTGGGGAAATACTCCTTATGCTTAAGGCTCTGCTCAACTGTCAAGCCTGCGGTGTTGATGTTCTCCTTAATAATCTCATGTAACGTGTCCACCTTGTCCAGATACTCATCCGACAAGTCGGACGGGTCCAATATCGTTCCGGCATTGAGCATGCGTTCCTTTTCGGCTTCAGATACCTGGCGATATTTAGAAGCCTCCGAAGGGTCGCTGATATACGCGGTACTCCCGAACACCCTTTCATCTATGGGCACATCCTCACTCTGTGTAAGGTAGTGCCCTCCGTCTGCCTGCAAAATCATTGTTGTTCCTCCTTTCTTGTTTCATTATCATTCAAATCTTTTATATTTTTGTCTATGGACATTGACAAGGAGATGTTTCCGTAATTGTCCGCAATGAATTTAATCAGAGCTATTTCCTCGTCAGAGAACTCCGTCTCTCCATTGCTTTGGAACACCTTCATCATAAGCGCATATCCACGCGCCCTATTGAGGTTCTGCATGATTGTATCGGCAAAATCCTCCCGAATGTCCCTTGTTATGCAGTTCTGCATGGTCACATTCGTGTAAATCTCGAATCTTTCAAAATTAATCTTCTTCATAATCAATTATTTGTTTGGATATGAATTAGTTACTTGCCCGTTAACAGAGAAAACTAACCCGATAGGTCCCAATGTAAAGCTTAGTGCGTCGGTTCCAACCGTTGAATAACCATTCACGGATGTACCTGACATATCAAGTCTCCCGACCTCTTTATTTCCAGAATACCTTCTGAGCATTAATCGAGGGTAATAATTAGTAACCCCTCCGATAGATTCGGTAATGAAAGATATATTCCCTACTTCATTATTATCTTGGTTATACATCTTGATGCTGTTGGAACTTGGGTCCAGTTCAATGCGAGTGCCATTCAACGAAGTGGAAATCTTACCGACCAATTCCACATCCCCATTCTCCTTTATCTTGAATGACCCATTGGGAGAGGAGACATTTCTGAACGTACCGCTTATAGCATTGATAGTTCCAGTCAAATCGACATCGGTAGCTATCATCCTGCCACTTTCCAGCACCCGGAACGGAGCGTCGTCAGGCTCGTGTGCTCCAGCCCAGATACGCACCTTGCTACCAGCAATGGAACCGGACAGCCCGGCCGTTACCGTACCGTCATCCTTCTTAATGAGGAACTGATTTCCCTGGAAGAAGTCAATGCTACCATTCTTCGCGATGATGAGGGATGTGTAGATAGGACCTACACCGCTTAACTTGGTCCATGTGGACGATGACACTCCCGGCTTGTTGCTTTCCGAGCTTGTATGGGTAGTGTTGCATTTGTAGACATCCCATCCGTCGATTGCGGCATTGTTCCTTATCATGGCAATATCCACATAACGTGTGCCGCTTGTCAGGGCTTCGTCGTTACGATAAACTACTCCGACAGCCCATTCGGAATGCCGGATGATGCAGCCTTGGATACCCTGCTCTCCTTTTTCCCCAGGCTTGCCATCAGCTCCGGGTTTCCCGGTAGCACCCGGTATACCGTCTTCTCCCTTTGAAGCCAGCAAGTCATACTCCGCGGAATTCATCTCCCCGGAAAGTATGTACCCGTATGTCTTTCCACCGTCCTGGGTCTGCTTGATTCGCTGACCGGAACTTGTTGTAACAGTCCACAGTGGAGGATTGGTCGTCTCCTTCTTGGCTATGTATGATGAGCCGCCCATGGTAACTACACCCTGCTTCGGCACGATAAGCCCGGTATACCATCTGCCCATGGCTGTTATGCTCTCGCCCTTATCGCCTTTGATTTTAATTGGCGTGCCCCATGTCCCATCACTTGCGGATGAAGCAACCTTCTGCGACATCCATATAGCTCCACTTGTAGCATTCGTATGCCAGCCTCCGGTAGTACCGTTTCCCGTAGGAACAGAAGGCTGGGAAGTGCTGTCATTGTAAGTTATGAACACGCTCAATCCGTTCGAACCGGCTGCACCGTCAGCACCGTCCGAGCCGTCAACGACCATCAACGACCATGCTGTCCCGTTCCATATGTATACACGACCGTTATTGGTGTCCCTATATGCCCAGTTGATTTGAGGATTGGAAGGTGGAGACTGCAGGTCGCCTTTCCATACGATGCTCAGTCCGTCCTTTCCGTTCTTTCCGTCAATTCCGTCAATGGTCATTTGATACCACTGGCCGTCTTGATATACATACGACTTCTTGTCGGTCGTATTCTTGTACGCCCAACCGTTCTGAGGAGAGGAAGGGGCAGACGAGAAATCACCTTTCCATACAATACTCGTACCAGCCACACCTTCTGCGCCATCAATGCCATCAAATCCATATTTAGCCCAGAGGGCAGGTGTGCTGAAATTACTCCATATGCCGTTTCTCTTCTTCCTCTCGCTTATCCATTCAAAAGGCAGGGATTCGGAAACGCCAATAGGATCATCATGCCAGCCGGAAGGGATATAATCGTCCGTCTGTGAGGTCGCTGGGGTGGAGGGGCGGTTTTCCTCCGTGGTATGGATAAACACTCTTTCGTAATCGGTACCGTCGCTTCCGTCCTTTCCGCTCTGGACAAGCAGGTCGTATTCCTCCGTATTTGATTCACCGGACAGAATATAGCCGTAAGTCCTTCCTCCGTCCTGCGTCTGGGTAATGCGCCTGCCGTCATTTGTCGTGGTAGTCCATAACGGTGGGTTGGCGGTCTCCTTCTTCGCGCAGAAGGTGCTTCCTCCCATAGTGACGATTCCCAGTTTGGGCACGATAAGCCCGGTATGCCATCTGCCGAGCGAAGACACGCTCTGTCCGTCCTTGCCGTCCGTAACAAGAGGTATCGTCTCCACATCGACCTCCTTCCCGTCCACGTAGAATATGAACTTGATGCTCTTCTGGAAGCTTGATACCGGTACTCCGGCATTGTTCCCGATTGAGACTTCGGCTCCACCGTCAAGGGAGTATTTAAGTTCGCCCGTCCCGGTCTCGGCCGTGCCTCCGGAAACCGAAGACTTCAACCGTGTACACGATACGGATGTTACATTGAGATTACCGTTGGCATCCTTTATCACGGCAGACACGCTCGGGACAAGCCGGTACAGAACGGCATCGGCGCCACCCTTGACACCTGCCATGGTGAACGTGAGCTGCCCGGTGTAGGCTTTTCCGTTGTAGGTGGCTGTCAACGCGACGGGTATCGGGTTCCTGCCGTCCAGAGCCACGCCCTGCTTGACACTGAAGGTTATCTCTCCGGTGGAAACGTCATGCGTCTCGGTGACGTTGGCAGGGAGCGTGCATGTTATTCCGGTGAGGGTCATCTTCTTACTGCCGTAGCTCATCCATACAACTGTGCTTATCGACGTGTCCTGATAAACCTTGCCGTCATTGGTAAGGGCGACGTTATCCATCTCGTTGGTGAGGTCTGCGAACACTGCCGATTCTCCGGGGTCACCCTTGGAGGCAATCTTCTGCCAGTCATTGTTCGTGCCCGGCTCGGCTGACGAACCGTTCTTGTTCATGCAGGCCCATGTGCTTCCGTCATGGGTCACGCTGTCGTAATAGTCATACTTTCTGCCGGATTCCCAAACGCCCTCATAGCTCAAGTCCTTGGCTGGGGTGCCGTTGGGCTTCAGGCGCTCTATCGTGCCGGAGATGTACACATTCTTGCCGTAGAACGAATAACCGGAGAAGTCCATGCCCCCTATGGAAAGGCCACTAAGGTCACCGGTCTGCATCATGACGTTAACCTCGGGGTCTATCACCCAAGTGTTGACGTGAGCCAGACGGCGTGTATAGTAACGGTTTTCGTAGGTGATAGCCTGGCGGTCCTTGTCTTCGAAATTGCCGTATGCGAAGAAGTTCATGCCCGGCATCGGATGAACGGACGTACCAACCTGAAGCTCATACTCGAACTTCATGTTTCCCACTTCGTTCTCCAATATTCTCGTCGGGGTGAAATAGGACGTTGCGTATCCGGAATATTCGATGAACCCGTTTGCACCAATCGTATCCTTTTCGGTGTTCCCCCCACCTATGTTATGGAATACGCCACGGCATATGTCGCTCACATGAAGCGTACCGTATTGGCCTTCCAGAAGGTCAAGGGTGGCGATGCGGTTCTCTGTATCCACAGTCTTTATCGTTCCGTAGGCGAACGTATTGGCTTTGTCTCCCGATATAACGTCTATGCAGTTGAAGGTAATCTGAGGTACAATAAGCTCCTCACGGAATACAGCCTTGTCCGTCTCGATGACAACCTTGCCGTTCTCGTCCAGATAGATGTAGCCGCCGCTTCCTCCGATAATGCCGGAAACGAAGTTCTTGCTTATCTGAATTCCCTTCTCCGCGGTCAGCTTGTCGCCGACTTCCAGCTTGAAGGGGGTGCGGTCGTTGGTGGTCTTGCTGAGGAATGATTGCAGAACACGCAAAGCCGAATACACATTTCTGTTTGTAGGGGATGTAGTGTCATTCGTTCCGATAACATATATGCCACTTCCACCTCCACCGGTGTATGTCTGTCCCTTCAAGGTAATATTCTCTATTTGCTCTTCCAGCTCCCCTATCCGAGAGTAGGACGCCGTTTCGCCTACCGTATATACCGGGCTGTCATACGGCTTATCAAGATTACATTCGTATCCAATGATTCTGGACTGACGGTTTCCGCTTTCAAAGAATGCGGAATTGACTAGATTAACCTTATCTCCTACATCAAAATGCTTTGCATAATCCGGGTTCTGATTGCCTCCCTCATCCAGCCCATACATATAGTCCGACATCATTGTGCAGGAATATGTATTGGGGTCTATCCTGGACTTGGCGACGTACTCTTCAGCCTTCTCCTTAAGCTCTTGTTCCGCGGCCGACACAAGCCCCAAATCCGCAATTTTGGAGCTGTCCCACCCATATAATATATAAGTATCCCCCTCTTTGGGTTTTAAGACATCATCAGGTAATTTGCGACCATAATCCTCATTAGCGACAATCTCCCAAAGCTGGGCTTTCGGATTCCATGAACCGTCCTCATTCTTTTCCGGGTCTCCCATCGGATTAAAAGTCACACCGAAATCCATACCGTTCAAAGAGCCGGACTGGAAGATTATATGCAATTCCTCACCCTCAAGAATGTAGTCCTTTGAAAATGTTATTCCAGTATCGGTAAATTGGTAGAAAGTTTCGGTGGTCTGAGTTCCATCCTCATTATTCACTGTGTCTGTATAGGTGATGACCTTTGATATATGACCGTCAGTACGAGTATATATATCGTCAAACACAACCACCTGCTCTACAGCTTCCTCTGTGGACATGTCAGGATATGCGTCTATGTATGGAGTTCCTTCGGGAAGCATGAGACGCTTTTGTACAACTCCATTAACCACGATGCTTTCATCCACTGGACGATAGTTTGACGGAATGTTACGGGTAGAGCCGAAAGCATAGATACGGGTAGCGTATGTACTCTTGCTCTCAGAGCTTGTCATCTCCACCACATTGTCCCCTATCTCAAAGTCAACCGGAGTGCCGTATTCACATCTTCCGAAGTTGATGGTCTTGTCAGTTACCCACCATTCGCAATCCCAGGTTTCTGCCATAGCAGAAAGGGCGTCTATCATATTAGTGTTGTCGTAACTTACAAGCTTCGCGGATTTCTCTACTGTAGGGGCTATGGAGAACTCAAAAGCCTCTCCCTTGTATGTATATCCCAAAGCGGCAAGATTACGCAGGAAAATGCCCATATGTACATCAAGAGTGGCGGTCAAGTTCCATGATGCCTCCTGCCCCCCTACTTCCGGGGTAAACTTGAATACCTTGTTCTTCCATTTCCAGTAATATGCGTCAAGTCGAAGCTCATAGTCATATGCGCCAGTAGCAGTGTTGTAAATAGGATTGTAGAGGCTTACAAGTTCGAACAGACCGAAACGTGAATCCTCCACATAATCACCCAGATGGAAGGTGATGGGAGAATTGACGCTGAAAACGAGTGTCATATAGTCTTCGCCCATCAGCGTATATTTCCGCTTGCTTCCCCCGTTGACAGAGGTTGAATATATTATGTCTCCTTTTACGTCCTTTATATCCATGAACACAAATTTCGGAGATAAAAAAAAGAAGCCCTAATTTTCAGGACTTCCAGAACGAACCTTTTATAAAAGGTTCGTTATTTCTTGTTTTAAGCACATAAAATACCTATTCCAATACAAGAATAATAATTTTTTGGGGCACCAATCCTTGCATATTTATAACAAATATGTTATATTTGCACCGTAAACAAATGCTCTTTGATTCATGAAAACAACAGAGTTCTTGAAGAAGGCTGCAAAGATAGGCTGCTATTTTGTGAGCCACGGCAAAGAACACGATGTGTGGTACAGCCCTAAAACCGGGAAGTATTTCCGTGTGGGCAGGCATGGCTCTCAAGAAATAAAAGGCGGCACTCTGAACAGCATGATGAAAGATGCGGGTCTTAAATGACCCGCACATTTGTTTACCCTAAACTCTAAATAACAAGAAATATGAAAGTTACTGCCATTGTTGAAATGTGGGATGACAAGACAATCAGTGTTTATGTCCCCGAATTTGACGGTTTCAGTTTGAACGGTCAAGGCAAAAGCGTTGATGAAGCGAAACGTTCATTACATGAATGTATTGATGATTATGTCGCCATGCTTAAAGAGCAAGGCAATGAGGTGCCAGAAGCATTGAAGGATATAGAGTTTGATTACAAGTATGATATAGCTTCATTCTTTGATAATTTCAAGTTTATAAGCGTATCTACTTTCGCGAAGTATGCAGGTATCAATCCGTCTTTGATGCGCCAGTACAAACAACGCATAGCCTTTGCTTCCGAATCACAGAAATCACGAATAGAGGAAGCCATACATAGGGCAGGGAGAGAAATGTTGGCGGTGCAACTTTAAATTTGGCATTTGTTTACGCAAGCCCTCTTCGGAGGCAATATGAAGGCAGTGGAATTTAGTGTTCACTGCCTTTTTTAGTGTACAAAAATGCCCCAAATTGGGGCTAAAATCTTAGAAGAAAACTTACTTATAATTATATCATTAATATTATAAGTATTCTTATAAGGAAGTATATAGATATGACAATTCCACTTCCGATAATTAGTTTTGTAACCCAATTATGCTCAAATATTTCCCAATAATAATACCCTCCAAAATCTTTTTGATGCATAACCTTTTTAGCCATCCAAAACCCCAAACCAATAAGAAACATTCCCAATCCTAATCCTAACACATATCTTCTTTCTATAAAATGTATATCAAACATCATAGAAGAAGCAGACAATAAGATGCCGCCAAGCAGAACTAACTTCCACCAATAATCAATTTTGAAGAGATTCCCTATATCCATCCTGTTTACTTGTTAATAGTACATAAAATCATCTCTTAACATAGCTCTGTTCAGAACAATTCGGAATGACTTCCGATTCTAAGCAAGTCTATTATTTCCCCATCAATCCATATAAGAAGAAAATCATCCTCAATATGACACTCCATACAACCTTTATACTGTCCCTTCAACAAATGAGGCTTATGTTCTTTGGGGATTGGTAGGTCATTGATAAGCAGATTGGCTATTCTTTCAAAAGCCACCACCTTTTGGGGAAATTTCCGAATACGCTTAAAGTCCCTTTTGAATTGGCTCGTCGGGTGCAGTTTCTTTTTCACTTCATCAATTCCTCCATCAAGCTTTCCACACTATCAAATGTTTCCTTATTCTTTGCCTCGCGTGCTTCTTTTATAGCCGCAACCGTTTCTCCATTCGGCTCTGAATAGACCGCGTCCATCAGAGTGCTTTCCACGAAGTTGTTCAAGCTTCTGTTCGCTTTCCTTGCATGTTCCTGCAAGACTTGTAACAAGTCCTCACGCAGACGGAACGAGGTTTGTTTTCTTACTACTGCTTCCATATTATCAATGTATTATATTGTATCACAAAGATAATGCAATGTACGACACAAACAAACTATTTTCCGATTTTTCTTTGTACAAAAAAGCCCCGAACCTTAATTGGAACGGGGCAAAAACAACTATGTTATTTCAATTTACCAATTATCGTTTTCATTTCCGACAATTCCATTTTTTACAGCTTCTTCAATTTTGTCCATTATAACATTAGAGTAAGCATGGGTCATAACAAGCGCTTTTGATGAAGTTTTTTTTGCCTTGTGCTGGTCTTTTTCCACAAAAGGGTAGCAACTATCAAGAGCCCATTTTTCGTTCATATTTGTGGGTATAGTTCCTCCTATTGCTCCCATAATACCACCGCCTGAAGACTTTATTACATCATAATATTGTACAGTGTAAGTAATGCGTATTTTTTTATCTTTTATATCTACCTTTATAATTGGACGAATACTAATATTATAAGCATTCATTCCTCCTGCATGACCAGCAATATCCGATATGTATCCTTCGGCTATTATTACTCCCGTGTCTTTATCATTTAATTTTATAACGGAATTTGCATCATTGAATGTAGAAGTAAACCAATAGTTTAATGTTACATACAACTGCTCTTTAGTCGATTCTCCGCACTCTATTATTTGGGTATAGGTTAGAGAATTATTCTTGTCAAGAGCAAGTTGAGAACCTAATGTTGCTGCTGCTTCAGTCCACTTATCTCCATATTTCTCTTTGGCATATTCTTCTAATTCTTCTGCCCTCATAACTTGGGCGTTCACCGATATACAACTCCATAAAACAATAATTACAAATAAAATCTTTTTCATAATCAATATAATTTTAAGTTTTATTTGCAAAATAACCTCAAATAAAGCATTCTGACAATATATTCTACTGAAATCTTCATAATTTATACTCCATCTAAATAACGCAATTCCTTTGCAGATTAACAAAATGTTCGTATATTTGCGGTGTTCAAACTAATTGCGGTACGAAGCCGCACAAATAGCGGCATTTTTTGTGCCCATACATATTAAGTGTATCTTAAAATATTAAAGATATAACTGCGCCGTGTCGGGAAGTGGAAACACTCTCGGAGCTTGCAATTAGGCTTGAACAACACGTAGCGCAGTTTTTTATTGTTCAAACTAATTGTTATGGCAGAATTAGTAATTCAAAGCAGTAATGGCAACGATGTTACCACTTCTTTAATCGTTGCACAGGTGTTCGGAAAGGAACACAAGAATGTGTTGAGAGATATTGAAAGCCTCTCATGTTCAGAAGATTTTAATCGGCTCAATTTTGAGCGCATCACTTACAAGGATGCAAGAAATCGGGAACAGACAGCTTACGAAATGACCAAAGACGGTTTCAGTTTCCTTGTCATGGGCTATACTGGTGCAAAAGCAGGCGAGTTCAAGGAACGCTTCATTAATGAGTTCAACAGACGGGAAGCATTGCTAAAGGATGATGATTATATCCTTATGCGCTCCCAACAGATTTTGCAGAAACGAGTAGAGAACCTGCAAGCCGAGAACAAGCGTCTTGAACAACAGAACGCCTTGCAAGAAGAACAGCTACGCCAATCCGCACCAAAAGTCGAATACTGCGACAAAGTTCTTTCCTCCAAAGGCTATCTTACTATCAACATGATAGCGGCATGTTTAGGAATATCCGATATCAAGCTAAACAAATTCCTTTGCCAATGGGGAATACAGTACAAGGAAAGCGGAGTGTACTATCTCTATTCCAAGTATAGGGACAAAGGCTTTACTGTGCACAAACCTCATGCATACACTGATAGTCTTGGGAATATCAAGACCAAACAGCACATGTACTGGACGGAGGCAGGAAAGAAGTTCATAATTGAACTATAAAGTTCCCGAGTAGCAGCCTAAGTATAATATTATCAGCAATTTGTCTATCCGAGTAACACTCGGACAGCCACAACTATACCCAAAATTATGATAGAACTAATAATAATATTCGTCAGCCTATACTTAGGATATAGACTGTTCAGAAAGCCGGGAGAAAGATTCTTCTACAACGATTAAAACACCTAATACGCAAATTTATGAAACTGATGATAAAACCCCTTCCATGAAGGTATATACCCACAAGACCGTGGGAGGAAGCATTACCATATATCACCATGCAAACGGAGATATAGTGTTCGGAGCGAAAAACGCCAAAGTGTTGAACCGATTTGAAAGAACACGGGTGTACAAGAAATTATGTGAAAAGATTGCCACGTAAAGAAGCATGAGAGTGCGTTGAGGTTTCGACCAACGCTCATGTATGACGCCCCGGCAGCAATACGGTTGCCGGGTTCCCTTCACACGACAAAATGCGGCTTGCCCATTATGGGTAGGTCGCATTCATTTTAGGCAATAACAAACCTTTCCCAAAAGGTTCGTTATTGCTAATCCATTTTTTAGGTCGAAAATTTGCATATATGTAACTTCGCTAGAAAGAAACGAAATTGTCATTTACCTATAGCTGCCGGTAATGGAGTGAAGATATTGGGGAGTCTTGGATTGAATGTTGGCAGCTATATTAAGCATTCAAATTCAATACTCCTTTTTTATACTATCAGCGGATGGTATGGGACAGCAGGAGCGAGTAATGGCGTAACGGGGTTCGATTCCCCACCTGCTACAAATTCAGTCAAATTAAAATCCCCGAAAGCGGAAGTGACTGAGCCGCTGACGGGGATAACGTAGAACAATTGCAAATATAAGGATTATGACGCAATTAACAAAATCAAGTTCAAGCGAAGAAATAAAGATGTATTTCAACGCTATTTTAAAGTTACAATCAGCAAGTGAGGAATTCCCGGTAAATCTGGATGAGGTTTGGATGTTGGTATATAATCGAAGAGATTATGCCGTAGATGCTTTGAAGAAAGACTTTATTGAAAATGAAGATTTTATTTGCACTTCGGTAAAAACCGAAGTGGGTAGTAACAAGTTTGATTATTACTTAACAGTCTCATGTCTTGAATACTTTATCGTAAAAAAGATACGTTCAGTTTTTGAAGTGTATCGCAAAGTCTTTCACAAAACAGCCAAACAAATATCGACAGGAAAGGTAAAAGTCGGTCTTACTGCTAAAGTTCGTGCTTCTCTTGAGTGGGTGAAAGGTGTTAAAAGACTTTTGAACTTGAACGATTCTTCAACCCTTTTAATGCTCAAACAAGTTGCTGAACCGTTAGAACTTCCAGTTCCCGATTATACACCCTCTAAAGGTGTGCTTAAATCGGCTGGTGAACTGCTGAAAGAAAATAAGTGTGCAATTAGTGCACAGTTTTTCAATCAGAAGATGATAGAGAAAGGCTATATGGTAGAGCTTACCCGTCCATCAAGTAAGGGCGGTGTGAAGAAATTCAAGTCAATAATAGGTGACGGGTTGAATTTTGGCGAAAACCAAATAAATCCCAACAATCCTAAAAGCACTCAACCGCTTTACTATGAAGAGAAGTTTTTGGAATTGCTTGTCTTGTTGCAGTTGAGACAAATAGCCTAAGCAAATAATGCGCACCTCATTAGGTTGGGGTGCGCTTTGTATTAGCAACAATTATTTGATATGAAAATAAAAGGAGATATATCCGGGCTGGACGAGTTTGTGGAAGAAGTAAATCAAGAGCTTAACAAAGCATTGATTGACGCTTCTCACAAGTCTGTAGACCTTCAGAAAACAAGGAATATCAGTAGCAGGAAAACATACCAGAATCACACTTGGAACCTTAGAAATGCTCCCGGCTCTGCTGTTTATCGCGATGGCACCATTATAGATTTGTATGTACCTGCAGATGGCTCACATGGAAAAGCTAAAGAGAAGACTGAAAATCTCCTTATTTACGGGAAACATCCCAAAGATGGTATTGTACTTGCTGATGGAATGGAATATGCCAGTTTTGTTCAGAGCAAAGGGTATGATGTGGTGGATAGTGGCGAAATAAACTTAAAGAAAGAATTAGGAAACATTTTAAAAAAGAAATAATATGGCTGGATTAAAAGTTGAAGCAAATCTTGAGAATACGATTGAAAATATTGTAGCTCTAAGAGAAGAGATTGACAGATTAAAAAAATCTCTTATAGAGGTGGCAGGTGTCCCTAACAGCGACAAGGCTGTCAAGAAACTCGAAGCCCAACTCCAAAAGGCTATGAAAAGCCTTAGAGAATACCAAAGCAAGTATTCTCAGCTTAAAAAAGCGTATGACGATGTGATAGGCTCCGAAGAAACCATCAAAAAGGTACATGAGGAAACCAAGGGATTGCAGTCTACCAATCAATGGATTGTCGCCAATACAAAAGCTGTAAAAGAAGCCGATGCTGAAATAAAAAAGCTAAAAAACAATTTCAAAGGGCTTACTGACGAGGAAAAGACTGGGGAAAAGGGGTATGGTATCCTACGACAAGTAGAATATCAAGTGGCTGTGCGAAAGAAAGAGGAAGAAGCTATCCGGAGAACCATAAAAGCACAGAAAGAGCAGATTATACAAAGCGAATCTGAAGAAGGCAGCATAACTTCCCTTCGCAAGCAGCTGAATCAACTTATTATCACGTATGACAATATCGGTAGAGCCAATCGCAATGGTGGAGTCGGGAAAGACCTTCTTACGCAAATAAAGGCAGTTCAAACAGAGCTTAATGCTGCAGAACAAGCCACGGGACGCTTTCAAAGGAATGTAGGTAACTATTCTTCCGCATTTAACGGTCTGGGCATGTCAATACAACAGATTGCAAGAGAACTTCCGTCCGCTACAATGGGAATAAACATGTTCTTCCTTGCAATAAGTAACAACTTGCCTATTTTCTTTGATGAAGTCCAGAAAGCGCGAAAAGAATATGCAGCATATCTGGCAGAACTTAGTAAGGGGAATAAGGATATACAGAAGGTGGCTCCCGTATGGAAACAGTTGGCTGCAGGCATATTCTCATGGAATACAGCCTTGGTAGTCGGTATCACTTTACTTACCGCTTATGGAAAGGAGATATTCGACTATATAGGAGGGATATTCAAGGCAAAAGAAGCTATAGATTATTTAAGCGAATCTCAAAAAGTTTTCAATGAATCGATGGACGAAGGGGCAAAAAATGCCCAAAAGGATATTACTCGATTACAATTATTATACAAAGCTGCCATAGATACAGCACGAGGAATGGAAGAGAGGAATAAAGCTGTAGCTGCACTTCAAAAGGAATATCCAGATTATTTCAAGAATTTGGATGCAGAAGCCATAAAGAATGGTACAGCACAACAGAGTTATGAGAATTTGGCGGTTGCTATCTTAAAGGCTGCACAAGCAAGGGCGGTAGAAAACCGGATTGCCAAGAATAGTGAGCAGATACTCGATTATGAGAACGCAATAACGGAAGCGTATAAAAAGCAAGAAGAAGCTCAAAAAAAGTTAGATGAGTTGATGGTAAAACAACCAGAAGGAAACTACGGAAGTATTACTATTAATTATGATGCGCTTAGAGAAGAAATTGCCGGATTTGGGGACGAAGCCGCCGAGGCTCGTCAAAAATTATATCTTTTACAAAAACAAAACAATGATTTTGCCAATAGCATTTCTGCTATCGACCTTACATTTAATGCTGGCGATGACAGCGATAAGGGTAATATTTCTGGCGTAAAGGATATAAACGCCTACACCGACCAACTGCACCGTATTGCCGAGCTTGAGCGTAAACAGACCATTGAGCGCCAACGCCAGCAGCAGGACTTGGATAACCAATTGGAACAGTCGCGCATTGACAGCTTGCAGGATGGCTACGAGAAGGAGCAGGCGCAACGTGAACTGAACAACAAGAAGGAGATACAAGCCTTAGAGCGCCAGAAGGAGGACTATATACGTGCCTATATACAAGGTCAGAAGGAGATATTCGATGCCCAGGAGGAATTGAAAGCCAAACAGACAAAGGGATATGTGAAGAAGTCTTTCTCTTCATCTTCAATTTCCGTTGATACATCTATTTTTGATTCCATAATAGGAAATACGCGAAAACGACAATATAGTGACGAAATACGTGAGCAGGAGGCCTCATGGAATGAGTATCTTGTAAAATTCGGAAACTACCAGCAGAAAAGGAAAGCCATCATAGATAAATACGACCAAGCAATAAAGGAAGCGTCGAATGCTGGTGACGAGGGTATGCTTGAAGAGGAAAAACGGCAACAGCTTAATAACCTCGATGAACAGTACGGCAAGACAACCCGTGCAATGGCTGATTTGTTCGAGGATGCGAGCAACAAATCGGTTTCCGCTATTCAGTCCATCATTGATAAGTATGAAACACTTGTCAAGTACATGTCTGGTACAAAGGAAAGTGACGGAACGAATGTTACACTTGACGAATTGAAAGCACTCGGATTCACTGATAAGGACATTGAAAAGATAGAAAAGGGTGAAATCTCCATAAAGGACGTAACAGATGCAATCAGAGGGCTAAAGGATGAGCTGAAAGGCAAATCACCATGGCAGGCTTTCGTCTCTGACTTGGAGAAAGGGATAGAATCCATAAAAAAGGGTGGCAACGATTCCAAGAAAATCGGTCAAGGAATCACCGATATAGGAAATGCTGTGACGTCTTTTGCCCCTGCATTGAATGAGTTCGGAACGGACATTGCAAACATATTCGGTATTGATGATTCAAAGATTACTGGAGCGATAGAGGCTTTGGGTGGGCTTGGACAAACAGCCGCCGGTGTCGGTCAGATTATGAGCGGTGACATTGTGGGTGGTGCCATGAGTGCGGTTTCTGGAATTTCCACTGTAGTGTCTGCGTTAGACGGGATGTTCGGTGCTGATTATTCCCGTTACAACAAGATGGTCGAGGAATACAACAAGCTAAATGAGATATGGGATGAACTGATAGACAAGAAAAGGGAATATATTGATATGTCCTACGGCGTTGAAGCCGACAAGGTGGGGCAGGAAGCCATTGACCTCGTAGAAAAACAGATAGAGGCATACAGAACACTGGGAAAGGAACGGCTCAATTCCGGTGCGTCTGTCGGTTCCCATTCAATTGGTAAGCGAATGGCAAAGAACACCTCTTCAAGCGACTGGCAGGACATCGCCAACGCACTCGACATGTCAGTCAATGCCGCCAAAGAGTTTATCGGGACCGGAAGAATGACCGGACTGTTTGACCTTACCGTTGAGCAATTGGAGAAACTCAAATCCGATGCTCCAACATTCTGGGCAGACATGGACGATGATGTACGGGAATATCTGGACAGTATCATTGAAGGGGAGGCCAAGATAGAGGAAATACAGAACCAGGTAAAAGAGCGGCTCACCCAAACAACCTTTGACAGTGTTTTTGACAGTTTCGTGGATACCCTTATGGATATGGACAGCTCTGCCAAAGACTTTGCTGAGGATTTCAGCGAGTATATGCAGCGCGCCATCCTTACTAACATGGTGGGGGAAAAGTTTTCCAAAGAGCTGCAGGACTGGTATGACTCCTTTGCAGAAGCAGGGAAAGACAAAGAAGGAATAACCAAAGAAGATATGGAGGAGCTTCGTAAACAGTACGAGGAAATAGTGGATGCTGCAGTTGCTGAACGTGACAAACTGGCCGAGATATTCGGATGGACCGGAGAAGCCACCCATCAGTCTGCAAGCAGTAAAGGATTCCAGTCCATGTCCCAAGACACCGGAGAGGAACTTAACGGACGTTTTACCGCCTTGCAAATTGCCGGTGAGGAGATAAAGAACCAGAATATAGCACAATCCCAATCCTTGAGCATTCTTAATACGAGAATTGACACCATATCTTCCACAAGTTCGAATATAAGAGACATCGCGAGTGAGACGCGTGACATAATAGCCAGCTCTTATCTTGAGCTTGTGCAGATTTCAGAGAATACGGGAGCGATTGTGAAACCCGTACAGCAAATGCAGAAGGATATTGCGGAAGTGAAGAAAAATACATCAAAATTATAGGCTATGGAAGCGAAGTTATTAATTAACAACAAGGATGCTTATGTCACATGGGGCGTAAGAATGGATGACGGATTTCTAACAGCATTGTGCGCTCCCTGCACGATGAAAGAATATATAGAAAACGAAAGCCGTCTTGAACACGGGAAAAGAGTGGTGACAGACAATGCCAAAGTTGCTTCAAGAGAAGTGACCCTAGCATTTACAATAACCGGAACGTCACAATCCGATTATCTGGCAAAAAGGGAAGCCTTTTTCCAAGAACTTTATAAAGGAGCGGTATCAGTAAAGGTCCCTGCCAACAGCAATGATGTGTATCACTTGATATATCTTGGGAAAAGCATATCTTACGCACATAATAGAGCAAGGACCTCTGGTAAGTGTGCCATGAAGTTTGACGAGCCAAACCCTTTAAATAGGACATAGCTTTTGTTTTTATCGGGAATTGATTAAATTTGCAGTCCCCGAAACAATAGAAGCAACATGAATCCTCTATGAGGGAGTGTAACCCGTAGTCAGTCGGGTTCCGGTATCTATGCCGGTGGGGACACTTCTTTATAGGGGATTCGCCATTTTCCCCAAAAATCTTTAGTTTAGGAAGAGTTCATATATGGGAATACAAGATAAGTCCATATTCCATAATTTGTCTATAAAACTACTCAAAAACATGCAATAAATGCTGATTTTGCAATGTAGGAATTGCATTTTTGGCTAATTATTGATAAAAAAATACTGTTTTTCTTCTTTTTTTTTGTGGAAATATGAAGAAAATATATATTTGCAGCAAATGATTACGCCTTTGGCTTACGCTTGTCCCCCTCTTGATAATGGACATGCCCAACCAAAGGCCTTTTTTATTTTATATATTATGAAAAATCGTCCTAACACTTCGTATACAGAAACTCCCATTAGAGTAGCTATTTTAATAGATGGTGGTTATTTTATAAAACGTTATAACGCTATGTATAATAAATCTGGTAATAAAACTGCATCAACGATAGCTAACGATTTATATACTATATCTCACTCTCATGTAGGAAAGAACAACTATCTTTATCGCATTTTTTATTACGACTGCGTTCCTTTTAGTAAAAAAGTACACAATCCTATATCTAATAAATGTATTGATTTCTCAAAAACAGAAGAAGCACTATACAGGAATGAGTTAATAAATGAGTTAAAAAAGAAAAGAAAATTAGCATTGAGATTAGGACACATTAAAGAAAGCAAACGCTGGATGTTTTATGATAATGCTATGAAGAAACTTCTGAAAAAAGAGATATCTTTAGATGATATACAGGACACGGATGTATATTATGAACTAAGGCAAAAGGGGATAGACATGAAGATAGGTGTAGACATCGCATCTTTAGCTTTAAAAGGATTTGTTGATAAAATAGTGCTTATATCTGGAGATTCGGATTTCGTCCCTGCAGCTAAATTGGCAAGAAGAGAAGGTATAGATTTTGTCCTTGACCCCATGCATTGTGAACATATAGAAAACGACTTATATGAACACATTGATGGTTTAAAAAGTATACCTTTATATCATCAAAAAGATTCTAAGAAAAATAATGGCACAGGAAAGTAAATACTCATACGACGAGGAAAGCGTGAAAGCTATCGTCCATTGGGCTTTGACGGCCCAGCTTCCCAAGGAAGTGACATTAAGCGAATCGGAACACATCATCGATACGTCCATGTACGTCCACGCCAACATCTGCGACATCAACCAGCACTATCCGGACCCATTCTACAATCCGGCGATTGACAGGCTGTACAGATTGAAAGAGGTTATAGAAAAATAGGAGGTTGTGCCAGTGTTCTGGCACGCCTCTATCAGTCATCAAATTTCCGGTTTTTGAACATATCGCTATCCGTGACTTCCTGCATCCTCTCACCGTAGCATACCCGTAGCTTATCCTTCTGCATTATCACAAGATTGCGATATGGTATTTTATTCACTACTTCATCGTAGGACAAGTGAAGTACATCCATGAACGTGGCAATTTGCCCCAGGAGACAATCATTACCTATAACTTCTGTTTTGCTGTCAGATTTACAATATTCCTGGCTAAATCCGACAGCCTGATAAAATTTTCCATAGAGACCAAAGAAAAGGCTATTCCCAACGCATTCAGGAGCTCCCCCTCATGCCCATGGCACAATTCATCCGCAAGGCTTTCATCATCCATTATAAACCATGACAATGCCCTACCCACGCATTCCATATTGCTTAAGGATGCGATATATTCTCCCATAGTCTTTACCTCTTCGCCAATGTCAGACAAACACTTTGCGGCACCGGCTATTCTATGTATTGTAGGTGGGTATATCGTATATGCTTTTCCGTTTATCAGCACAGTTTTGAAATCCTCCCCAAGAATGGACTCATTAACAATCTTCCCAGCTTTCATAACCTAAAATGAATAAAGGTGGTGAGCCGATACCCACCACCATGATTTAAAGGGTTTCAGAAGAGACCAGTGTAACATTTTTATTGACTGTCTTCCCGGCATCGGAAACACTTGTATTAATTGTTCCCGATTGTGTAACATACCCCGTCTTAGACACTTCATAGCTTACGGTTTCCCCGACGTTCACCCGTTTGGACTTTACCGTATCGCCGTCCAGTTTAACGGTCGCATCAGAAGGGGTAGGTGTTACCATGACTGTAGTTCATGCGGCATCAACCTTTGCGCCGTCAAACAGATAATCGCTCTTGACGCCCTCATTCTCATTTTCCATAGCAACCGCAGTAACGCCTAGACCGATGTTCTTCTCAGCCATAGTTCCCTTAGCAATCACAGCCGCATTGGTAAACACGACATAATTACCGGTCTTGGTCTGTCCTACAATAGCCTTGTTCACAATTCCGGGAGTATCCGATGCTGCCCAACCAGCGTCTGTATCAACCTTTTCACCTCCCTGCAGGTCCACCTTGTCATCAAAGGTGAATTCTCCCATAGTGAAAGTGATTGTTTTCGCCCCGTTCTGGGTCACATCACGATAATAGATTTTCCCGGTAAGCTCATTGATATAGTCAGTATAAGTAGGGTCGTCCTCCGTATACTGCCATGTATCCTGATGGGAATTCTTCACTTCTGTGGCTGTTCCTAGCCACGTTTTAAGAGTTGTTTTGGTAACAGCCTCAGTTATCACATCGCCATACCATATTTTCTTGATTCCAATAAACGGTTTCATATAATTTTCAATTAATGTTTAACACTTCAAATGATAATCTAACACTCACGTAACTACACTTCAGTCCTTCGTCCCTTTCTATACCAATGGAAGACTTGGATATAAAGTACCAGCTTCCGTCGTATTCATCTACAATTCCGTCTCTAATCCACAATTCAGCAAGCCGCTCGACCTCATTCAGCCTTACAGTATTGACCTCATGCAGATAGTCAGGTACGCAAATGTTTACATAAGCAAAGGCACTCTCCCAATAGGTGTCTGGGGATATTGGGGTAGAGATGACAATGACAATAGCCTCTTCTTCAAGTTCGGACTTTATAGGATTCCAGCTGTCATATATCTCCTTGATTCCAAAGTCTTTTACCCTTTCAAATAGTATTTTGTATATATCACTTGTTACTATCATATCCAATATTCTGAATAAGAGAAAAAGTTTGTACTTTTAGGTATATATACCTCACCCTCTCCCCTTACCTTATCACCATCCAAACAACGGATATAATCACCAGCTTTTATCATTGGATTCCTCTCGGAAACCACATGGTATAACGGGCGGTATATTTTACCATTCTCAGACTTGAATTCCCTGGTGGTATTGTCATCGCAGCGGCATCTTCCCACAGTCTTCCAGCTTTCACTCCCGGTCCCAGGAATGGGACGATTGTATTCATCCCTTTCTGGAGAAGTAAAAACCTTCAATTGTAATATATGCGGGTGAAAATACATTACCATATTTCTGATATATCCCTAATTACACTCAATCCGACCAGTTCGGCAGCATCACCATTCAGCTCAATGCCATATTTCCGAAGCATCAGTTTTATATGTGACTTTATGGCATCAGTCCCCCATGATGCAGAAAAGCCATTTTCATCTACCGATGTGGGATGCATAATGTTACCCTCAATAAAATTGTTGATGGAAACGCCAATTAGCCTTTTGTCATCATCGGAAGCCTCTTTCCCTGCATCGAACCCGAAGTCAACCGCAAAGTCAGAGGCTCCCGCATCAGATATCACTCCGATATAGGAAAACCTCTGCTTTATGTAGTTTGCAATTGTCATTACTTCTCTACTGTCAATGAATATATGCCATTAATCTCAGTGATAATCGGTAAAGACAAAGACTGTGCCTTGGTAAACTCAACTCCATTGGAATTGTCTGTTTCACCCTTACCCCATTGGGAAACACGTATTCTTCCGTAATTGGAATAAGTGACACCCGGCTCTTGTCTTAATTCATTGTCTGCATACGCATTTTTGATAACTCCCAGCTTGCCTGCCGGAATAAACACCAAGTTTTTATCATTCCATGGAGAATATTCCGTCAATTTACCGTTATTTTGAATACGGGTAGTACGTCTGATAACCTCAAAGATAGGGAATCCGTTCTGACGCATGAATTCATTCAAATTAGACAGCAATAAGGGCGTGGAAGATTTATCTTGGCCAAAGATGACCAGTTTCATCTTCTTGTTCCGAAGAATGTAGGACAATCGATTCTGAGAAATAAGTATTCTATCAAAAGTAACCTTATCCTGAGAAGCGTCCAAAATCATTTGAATATCTTCAAAACAATCCACAGTATCGCTATTATCCGTATTCCAGTCTTTTGTTACACTGGCAATATTCTCCGCAGGCATTTTATGGTCAATCACACCACGAACGCCCCCCTCCGGGTTGTTGTTTTCATCAAAAGTAAACACCCCTTTGTTAGACAACGCGCCTAAGAAGATAATGTCAAGCTTTGACTGAACAGAGTTAACCACCTTTGTAACATTGTTCCACATCAAATTGATAAGCTGTTGCGTCTTCTGATTATCTGTAAGCATGCGGGAATCAAGAATCTGCAATACTTTACGATAATCCTCAATAGGCATGGAATAACTCATCTGATGTGTGAGGACTTTCTGCTTCAAGGTTTCAAGTCCTTCCGTACCCATAATAGGCTCCTTACCTTTTGAGTCCAAAGTCGCAGCAGCCACACTTAAGTTATACTGTCCAATCAGCTCCTCAAAGTTAAGTCCGATAGTCGGTATGTCCCAATCCAGAAATCTTTCATAAATATTCTGGTCAAACAATCTTTTGCGCAGCTCAGAAGCGGCATCAATACGAACCTGCACCTGCTTGGTGAGTTCGCCAAAAATCGAGCTATAAAATAATCCCGGCATAGTTTTATTGTCTTACATATTTAATACTTGGATTATTCTTCATGCACCATCCTCCCAGCAACCATTCATCAGGCATAGGATAGGCAACATCTTTTAGAATAATCACATCATAACCCGCAGAAACAGTCTGAAAACTCATATTGGTTTTATATTCATAATCCGTTTCCACAACAGCATTCGGTTCACTTCCCGCAACGACGGCAAACGCATCTTTTGTCGCACCAGTCAAGGCAGCTGCCAATGTCAGCACATCATAATCAGCATTCGAACTGTCTATCGCCGTAATAGCCTGCTTATTTTCTCCAATGGTCAGCTCTTCCCCCACCTGCACCAGACTGCCTTTAACAACTCTCGGAGAGGAAGTAGTTCCTCCCGACACGATTTTAACAGCCTTGCAAACGGTACATTCCATTTTTGAGAAATCCAAAGCAATGGGAGTCCCTTTTCTTATCAGAGTTCCTTCTGGGAACGTCTGCTTAAGCTTGAAATCCCCTGGAAGGACTTTACATTCACCTCTCCAGAATACGGGAAAGTTTCCCTTAATTGTTCCTTTTTCAAATACAATAGCCATAACTTATTATTATTAGTTAGCGTCCGGCAAACTTTCAGCCCATTCCCTGGCCATCTCTTTACCTTGGGATTCAGGAGTAGATAAGGAGAACGCCGAACCTTTATCCTCCAAACCTTTTGCCACCTCATTTTGTCTCACCTTGGATAAGTAGGAATCAATTGCCGACTCGTCCATATCCTCTGATATGGCAAATCCTTCATCGATTCTTCCTTGTGAGATTTTGAGTTCCTTGGCTTTTGACATGATTAAATTGGCCCTTGCCGCTTTCGCCTCCTTCACCTCATAGGAATTTAGCTTTTCTTGAAGGGGATTAAGCCTTGCCGCAATTGCATCATCAATCATTTTTTGGATATCCGGTTGCTTGCTATCGCCCCCTTCATCCGCTTTTGCTTCCTCTTTCTTTTCCCTCGCTTTATTGACGGCGTCTGTCACCCGTTTGTCAATGCCGCTCTGAAGAGACGAAAGGAATGCTTTTTGAGCAGCCACTATTGTGGCCAGGTTATCCTCAGTTACAAGACCGGTAGCTTCCAGAGCTTCGGAATGTCCCTGAAAGATGTCATCGCTTAACCCAAGATTTGAATAAGCTTGTTTTAAGGCTTGAAATATTTTCTCTTTCATACATAACTTGTTTTAATTCTGTATAAAATTATACATTGGTAATTATTGGGTAAAATTTTCAGGACCTTCAGAACAAACCTTTTATAAAAGGTTTGTTTTTAATTAGAATTCGGGGGATAATTCCCCTTCTTATCTTGATGTTTTTCTTGATTTTTACTCTTTATACGTTCTATTTCCTCTTGGGGGTTGTCTGCCAGAGCAAGTATATTGACAGCCTGCTCCAGAGATATGATGCCATCATTATATGCTTTCCCTATAGAGGCCCATTTCTCTTGGACGTCTTCACTGAAAGGTTCTGAGAATTCATGTTCAACAACCATTTTTGAAAGCTTTTCACGCAAATGAATATGAGTGACATTCATCATTATAGATACAACCAAGTTCTTTTCTCTATCCACCAAAATATCATATGTTTCCTTCAGATTGTCCCTCTTAATAAATCCGAGAACCATAGCTCTCTTCAATGCTTCACCGGAAAGAGTACCCAACCCCTTCATATTCTCAAACGAAAAATCGGGAGTAAATGAGTCAAACAAGATAGAAGAGTTCAAATCCTCCTTCTCGCTTTCTTTCATGGAAGAATATTCTGGAGGAACCAGATAATCGACAGCACTGATTTCCTTATTGGTCAATTGTAGAACCTCCCCTACTGTTTCTGCCCCCCGCAATGACTCGATAACATCAGCAGTAGCTTTTAGTTTAGGGTCTGCAAAATAGTTATTTGTATCGGCCGCCTTAGAATCAATCATCTCTTCCCGTGAACATCTCCTCTCAGTGCCGGCCCATGCCTTTTCCTGACGATAATAGATAACATTTATTTTCCCGGTAGGATTAGACACGGGAACCACCTCCCATCCAATATCAGCCTTCCTACATCTAAAAATAAAATACGGTGTCTGTAAATCAAAGTGTTCCACGGTCTTCCCCCCCTCCTTTATATAATAACCATAACCGAACGCGATTAAGTTCTCGTACTGGTCAAACAATGGACGTAAGGTATAGCCTTTCGATTTTGATATTACAAGCACTTTAACTGCAGGCTTCCCACCATCATTATATATATGGTATACTTTAGCACTCTCTGTCTCTGCCCCAGCAATGCGCTTAGCCTGCCGCATGGTAGTATTGAAACGGGTATCTTTTAGAAATTGGGTATATGCTTCAAATGCTTCATCCTTTCCTTCTTCACCGGTAGGAGTTTTCCATTTTATAGGATTTCCAAGCAGGAAAAAGAGTTCTACCTCATTGATATACCTTTGTCGGCAACGAGGCAGTTTTTCAACCTTATACGGCTCCTTTCCCTTACGCATTTTATCGGGTCGATTCATTACATCATGTGTAATAGGATTATATTCCTTTATGGCTTCCTCCACACACAAGTCACGATTCTGCATCATTGACTGGATGCGGCTTATATCCTTGTCGTGGACCAGCTGCATTAAATCACGCTCAACTCCCATGGAGTTTAAAACCTTGTTCCGTAGAACACCGAATATGGCTTCTATAAAATTCATATACCAACCGTTTAATAAAGTCCTAATTCTTCTTTACTATACTGTTTACCGACCAATATCTTACCCAACAGTTTCCCTATCGTCCAATAACGTGATGCGTCAATCAAATGGTTGTATGCATCAATCGGGGTATTGATAAATTTGCCGTCTTTATTTTGCTCATAGACATAGTTCTTAAGCTCCCTTATAAAGTTTACCGACCTCCTGGTTACACACAGCTTATATTCCATCATCTTGAAAAGCCCTCCCATTACCGAACCCTTGTATTTATCTGCAGGGAATATAACAATTCCTGCATTTGAGATTTCCTGGATAAGTCTTGGGTCCGCACTGTCCGCATACACAAACAGTCCAATGGATTTCAATGCGCGAATTATCTCGCTTGTAAGCATGTGGGTCTGATAACATAATTCATCAAAGTACATCCGGTCATCCACAATGCCACACTTAACAATAGCAGTTGGGTCCGAACTGTAGCCAAAGTCCAATCCCACCGCCACATGCTTTGCATATGCCGGAAATTCGTCCACAATCTCGAATTCAGGGAAGACAAGGCCTTCTGCCATGGCCTGCATCCCCAATCCATAAACCGTCCACAACACCTTGTTTTTATACTGGAGGGATTCTATCTCGTCGATGATGGTCTGCTCCAGAAAGGGGTTATCCTTATATGTGGATATGAAATGGAAAGTTCGTGGGTCCTTATTCAACTCGCATAGCCAATGTTCATCCGAAAATGAAGGATTGTAGTCTATTATTGAAAAACTTGTCGTACGCATGACTAGTTGTTGCCACTCCAGGAAAGAAATCTCATTTCCTTCATTACAGTAAAGAATGTCACGCTTTCTACCGCGTATTTTCTGCTCGTCATCAGTAGAAAAGAACTCACAGAAAGAACCATTAGGCAATGTATACACCATTTCGGACTTGTTCATGCACCGGTTATCCCACATCTGAAACTTGTCCTGCATTATTTCCTTGAAATCCCGGAATACGGACCCCTTAAGTGCCGGAAGCGTCTTTCTTACAACTGACAAAGATGTTCCAGGGCGTTGAATAATGTATGCCAAAAGATATATCAATATGTTGTATGTCTTGCTTGACCTGGAACTTCCTTGCGCCGACACGACCTTATACCCAGACCTTATAGCGTTATCCACCGTGGAATATATCTTAGTCGTCTGTATCAACATCTATCACGTCCTCCCTCTTGTCTATCACTTGGATAGTAATGGCATCATTCTTATTTAGTGATACATCCTCCTTTATCGGAGCATCCCATCCAAACATCTTTGACAATTTATCAATAGCATCTATCTTGTTGTACATTTTCAGCTCATATCCCTTGTCTGTGCTCTTTATGGAAAGTATAGCACGTTGTAAGCTTAACGGCAATGCCGTCACGTCTTTTACTACCACCGTGGTAAAGACACCGTTGTTCCTCGATTCTATGGCGTCAACGATATTGGCTCTTGCTATATCAGCCAATATACCAACCACTTCATCCTTGGTTATATCCGAGCGTCGCTGCATTTCAGCACGCAATTCTTTCAATCTTGCGGCAATCTTGCGGTTATTGAGCAAATCAAATGCCGTCCGGTTAATGGTCTCATCCTTCATCTTCTTACATGAGTAAGCACGACGATAAGCCTCAGAAGCATTGCCGCATTCAAGGTAATAATTACAAAAACTTTCTTGCTTTACTGTAAGCCCCATAATCGCTTTATATTTATTTCAAAGATACCCCATTGCAAATAAAACAGTAAATAAAAGAGAAGCCAATAACGAACATTTGGCAAAAGGTTTGTTATTTCATAAAAAAAAGCCAGAGTTTCCTCTGGCCGAAATCACAAATTCATAATTACTTGATTAGACCTTTGACTTTTAAACGATTCATGATTTCTGTGTATACATACCCTACATCCATACGAAATTCCTTGTATTGTCGATATAGAAACGTGATATCCGATATATTGTTTGACAAAGTGCATGGCTTCACATTGGGAAACAATTTCTCAAAAGCCATTCTTATTCCGTTCGGCATTCTTCCTCCAGCAAGTACACTAGGAGAAAAAAGGAAAAGAACTATATACATGAACTTCTTTCTCTGTATCACAGAATCCAGGTTTGGGGGAAAATCCATTTTTGATAAGATTTCCGCAAACCATTCATACATTTGCGGAATTATTTCTACATCCACCAGCATGGGGGTTGACAGTTCGTTCTCACGCTCTGATAACCTTGACTTTTGCTCCCTTATATATTTAAGTTCAGATATTGCAGAAAATTCCTTCACCATAACATAAGTATTTTAAAATAAATAGTATCTTTGCACTATGTCGTGTGAAGGAGTGGTGGAAAGTCGTGAGTCCGCTGCTCCTTATTTTTTTACTTGATAGGTCCTTGAACTAATCTACCCTTTGTCTCTCAACCCGTACTTCCTTATGTAAGTGCTTATGGTGGAAGCCGCCACGCCCATCTCATAGGCAATGTCCTTGGACTTCATCCCGTCGTTTACCATCCTCCTCAGCTTATCCATGTCCACAAGTCTTGATGCATGTCCTTTCACTTCGACAGCAGGGGCAAGGCCCAACGTCTTGCGCTTCTTCTCTGCGTATTCAGGTGTAAGCTTGTCTTTGGTTACATAGATTATAGTCCTGCTGTCTATCCTGAGCGGGTATAGCTTTTTCTCAATCTCCTTATGTTTTTCGGCAAGAAGTTCAGCGTCCCCGTTTACCGTTGTGTCAATCTTCTTGTATTTGTCATCAATAGGGGCATGCAGTTTTTTCAGTCTGTCTACTTTTCTCATGATTTCAATATATTATTCCAATCTTGTGATACCATTTGTCCGCGTGGCTGAACCATCCAATCATGAACGGTTTGCCGAAGAGGGTTACTTTGTATAGTTTACTCATAATTCTATATGTAAATGATAAGTATTAATAATGGCAAACAAATAAATAGCCACAGTGATGATACTATCTATACACACAGCCCAACTGCCGAGGCGTTGAAATCTCGACAAAGACAAAGCCATTACCGCCAGGAATAAAACCCACTGGCTTGTCATTAGTCCAGCCATTAATGTTATCCATTCGAAAATATCCAAAATACTCATTAGAAGAAGCATAGGGTGCTCTTTTAAATATGCCTTTACCTTTTCCTTGGGAAGATGTCTATATTCGCATGTGCGGGAATATACTTTCTTACAGTTTAAGGCTTTCATAATTTCATATAAAGCCAAAAATCCTACAAATAAAAAGAATAGATGTTTCATTACTTACCTTATTTTAATTGCTTGATACTCATGAATAATTCGGCTTTTGTTCCGGATTCTGGCTATGCCTGCTAAAACGTCCCTGCCAGCATTCAAGAGGAACACGTTGCATGAAGGTATGGCGCATACCCAAATCCTCCCATTCCTCGCAATACTTCTCCAATATAGCCGACATCTCGTCAAGCATACGGACATAGGCTTTATTGGCTTCAAGACCACGCTCTATAATCGGGATTGCCATTTTCCATTCTTCATCCGTAAGCAGATTGAGGGACAAGGAAACACGGACAGCGGCTATAATTTCATCTGTAGTCCAAAATTCGTTGCCGTCCTTGACGAAATGATTGACTATTTCGTAGTCAAAGTCTTTTTTCAGCCTGCTCTTGAATGCCGCAATGTTATGCTCTCTGAAGCCAGAACTGTATGTTGTGTAGATAAGCCTTCGTTCGTAATATTCTGTTTCCGGGTAGTCTTCAAGTCTTTTCCCTAATAATATTATCTCCATTGTTATTCCTTTGCAACAAATCAATGTTTCTTTATGTAATCAACTAATTGAGGACCTAAGTCATGAAATCGACAAAGCCCACTAAACACAAGGCTTGCACTCATTCCGCTGTGACCTTGGTCTATGAACATTTGTAAGCAGTTCTTAAAACGCTCTTCTTTAGGCTTATCTGTATTGAGTTCGAATATAAGTTTCAACCAGCAATCGAGTTCAAACCCTTTATAGATGTCGTTCAATCGTATAGGAACAATCTTATCCCAATATTCAAGATGTTTATCCGGAATAATGCCACGTGCTTTAGCCATATATTCTTTTATCAATTGCGGAATCTTAGCCTTGAACTCGGCTTCCCTTCGCAGGTATTCGTTATGTTCATCCTGCAAATCCTTGTCGAACTCAGCCTTCGTCTTTCTCGTGACCTTCAAATACATTTCATCAAGTGTTTCACTTGAATACAGTTCTTTATCATTAAATTTGCAGAAACAATCTTCACTAGTTTTCTGCTTGTATTTTTTCAACTGTTCGTATGCGTAGTCAATGTTTACACCTGGATACATTTCTATTTCTTTCATAAATTCACAGTTTCCTATTATTTAATTTGTTATACTCATCCTCAATACATTTATTGATTTTAGCGGCTTCCTCGTACCGTTCCTCTTCAATCAACTTACTTTTCAGCCATTGAAGCTGATTCATATAAATAACATCATCACGGTCTGAAACCCTACGGGTGTATTCCCTTATCTCATTCAGCTTGTCCTCCATGCGCCTATGCCATCTGCTTACCATGATTAGGACAAATCCTAATGCAATGGCATTGAATAAAGTGATGGAGACTTTAATTATCAGTTCCACGGTTTCCATAATAAATTTTAATCAATCAGTTCAAATTCGTAAACGAAGACATAAGGATTGCTCTTAAACGTACCCTTGCCAGAAACGCAATCTATTAAGGATGCAAAAGCTTCACGAGGGGTGCAATAAGGCTGAATGTCCCCTTTATAATAATAAGCATCCATAAAATGTGTATCTGCACTTCCGCATTGTCCTTTATAAATTCCTTCTTTCAAGCAATCTTTATCGGAGATGTCTTGCAATCTTTCGATTTTGATGTTGGTAATGCGGATATGGTGGGGCATAAGGTCAGCGCGGACAAACATTTTATTTTTCCAGCCGGGTGCGAATTTGGTTTTAGTATAAAATCCTATTCCGTCCTTATCATCAAGTGCGATTTCGGGATTCATCCCTAAACTTTCATAACTTTGCGCAATGGCAACAACTTCACCGACTTTGTATTTAGGAATATTCCAACCCGTAAAGTCTCCTTTGTCGTTTTTCCAACCAAAAGCATAATTTAATGGAGATACTATGTTCCCGTCATTATCGTAATCATTTGATTCAAAAACGGGGAATACAATATCATAAGTTTCATTTGGTCTGTCATACTTGCAGACCCTTCTCGTCATAGTCTTCCGACCTTCCAACACAGCTTGGGTTAAGCTGTATTTATCATTAAACATTATTTTCTTAGCCATATCATATAAGTTTTAATACTTCTCAAAATTTGGAATTTGCAAATAGAACGAGTTTCGAGACATGGGAAGCCAAACTGTCGTTTCATTGTTACACGTATCCCAATTACCTTCTCCAAATTCATTATTTAATGCTTCCACTATCTTGTAAAATATATCTTTTACAAAACAAGTATTAAGCACCTTCTTGCCTTTAATGACGATTGTAGGTGTATAGAGTGAGATTTTATATTCACCGCCATTAACTATCGACCAGTTACCTTGCGCTACTGTAATATGCGGATTAGTTTCATTCTTGTACTCTTGCGATATGCTTATATAACAATTGAAATAATTAGAAATTAAATCTGATTTATAAACTTTTATTCCCGTTGCTTTTTCTAGAAGCTTTCTAAGTCTATAAGCATCATTTACAATAGGAGTCATTTTCATATAAGTTTTAACGCTTCTTGTATTCCTGCTTCAAGTGCTTCTTCGTAGGTGTCCCACAGACCGCCATCATTAGTCCCCCTGGAATCATCATCTTCCTGCCACGTTCCGTTATCGGCTTTCACTATAGCATAGCCGTACCCTACAGCACTTCGGTATATTTCGATATGCAGGTTCTTGGTTTCACGAAGCCACCTTTGGGCAATAGATTGAGTTGGAGCAGAGATAGAGTAAACGTCTGTATTATAATTCTGGGCATCGTAGCTTTCATCTATCTCATACTCAGGACCACTACCTCCTTTATACACCAATTCATAAAAGCTATTAACATCTTCTTTAAATCCTGCCGCCTTTAGTAGCTTCGCTGTCTCTAATGTCACAAGTTCTTCGGTCATAATTGTATAAATAATCTAAATGTTAAAACAATAGTCGTAATGATAAAGATTAATGCGAAATGTTTCCATATTTTTACAGTAGCCTCTAAACCGTGCTTCTGTTTGTCAAACTCACTTAAGGCATAATTCAAAGCCTCGTCTTTCAACCCCTTAAGCTTGTCATTCAAAGCCTCGGTTATATCGTCTGCGATAATATGCTTCACCCTTTCTGACACGGATTCCGGATACCCTCTTTCTTCATAATTTATTTCATTCAACAAACTATGATGGAATATATAGGGTATTCCGTTTACTTCATAGGAGAGCTTGATACCGCTTTCTTTGATGTATTTCAAAAACTTTTCCTCGACAATCTCGTTTATCCTTTCTTGGTTAAATTCTGACTGCTTCTTTATCTCATTAAAATATTCCTCGTCAACAATTACACAGTTGTTTTCGAGTTTCATTACATGTGCTTTCATAATTATTCTCCTTTCAGTTTCTTAAAAAATTTCATCGGCGACACCAAGGAACCCGACGAAATGTCTTTAAAAATTTTACTATCATCATTCACACCCAATGCAAGACAATACTCCTGCGGATTAACTTTTGCCAGTTCCTGGAGCATCTTCTCCCGATTTGCACCTGCGTAAAGAATCCCGGTATATTCCAAAGTAATAGAGCCGTGCATGTCTTTCATATCTGATAGCTTTAATATTTCTCTTCTTGACATTATTCAATCTCCTTTCAGTTTCTCTATTAGTGAATCAGCAAAACCAATACTCCATTCTGCCACTATATTTGAGTCAACACTCATTATCTGTTCATGTGGATTGCTACAAAATCCTTGCATTGCAGCCTTTGCCAGTTCATAACGCCTCTGTTCCCAATCAATTTTCTTTTCTTCCATCTTTAACCTCCTTATTAGTTTTAACAAACCCCTTTTGAATGCACCAACACAGCATATAATAGACTGCATCTATCAACTTCGGCATTTTTTCTAAACGAACGGTTCCATTATTCGTTACGTCTACATATTTGAGCCACCACAAACCCACTTTCTTAAATATGTACAAATCATATACCTGTACTGATTCTGGCAGCTTATCCAGAATATCCTGCAAAGTATAAGTAGGAAGGATTTCATATGACATAAATCCACAAGTCTGAAATTCCTTATGTAAACTCAAAAACCATACACCTTTTGATTTGTCGTCAATACGGCTTCCATGCGACACTCTTGCCCAATATATACTTGCATCACTTGTATCTAATCCAAGCTCCTGCAAGTGCTTCATTTGTTCTATTGATAATACTTGTTTTGATTTCATAATTCGTAAGATAAAATTACAACCGTTAATGCAATGAAAATGATTACTACTATCAAGGCGATAGATAGACATCCCTTTTCGTATTCTTCATCTTCCGATGGTGTGTTTTCGTTATACCAATCTAATGGATGTTTTAATTTCATTTCTCACTCCTTTCTTTCTCCTTTTTAGCTTTATCACAAGCTGACTTCTTCATTACATACGGACAATCGCAATTCCCGTATCTTTCGTTATACCAACAGCAATAATTACACTGATGCATTATTTATTCCTCCATCTATATTCAAAATACTTACAGTTCTTCGCCTGCTTTCTTGCCGTTATGCGTCTTTTCAATGCGTGACAATACATCTGAAAATTGGCACATATCTCATAATGCACGCATATACTGCAATGCTTTTCTTCTGTATTATTCATCGTCTTCTCTCTTCATAAAACACATCCATATTGTTTTGCTCTGCCTTCCAGTGGTATGTCCAAATAGAGGCTTAAAAGGGATAACGGACAAAACTTCTGAAGCTTTTATCTCACTTTCGTTCCATTTGAAAATGAGCGTTCCATTAGGTTTCAAGACGCGCATACACTCGGCAAATCCGTCGTGTATAAGTGATTTCCAATCTTTTGGCAGTTTACCGTATTTCTTAGCCATCCATGAGGTTTCACCAAGTGTTTTTAGATGCGGTGGGTCAAACACCACCATATAAAAAGAATTATCCTCAAACGGCAAATTAGTAAAATCGGCTATTACATCCGGTTTTACATCTATAGTTCTGATTCTATCTTTGTCCTTAGCTGTAAGTGTTTCTGAACGCTTGTCTACAAATAAAACCAAAGGGTTATGCTTGTCAAACCAAAACATTCTACTGCCACAACAAGCATCTAATATAAGTTTATCGCTTTCCATTGTTATTCCTCCTTATCTATCTTAATGTCTGTTACTTTGCCACGATTGATAAAATACTTACAATCAATAAGCCTGCAAATCCATTCATCACTACGATTCTCTAATTCATCACATTCCTTACGAAGAGAACATATAGTACATTCATAGTCATTTGGATAATTCGCAGCTTCATGCAGCACTCCATCTATTATTATTCCGTTCTTTACTTCCATAATTATACCCCTTCCCCGTAAACATTTACGAACTCGCTGACATCCATATAGTCTATGCCAAAATTCTCGGCTGTTTTCTTGTCACTGTCCGAAAACTGCCCTTCAAGTCCGCTTGCATCACCAATCATTAAACAATCCTTTTCACTTAAACCAGCATTCCATGATTTATAGTTGTTAAAAAGTCTTTCAAGCATTCCAGTATTAGGCTTTCTCATAGGGTTTCTTCTGTCATTGCTTTCACAATACATAAAACGCGTATCAATGCCGCAATAATCCATTATACTGTCATTCACGTACTTGCATTTTACATAAATAGATAATTGCAACACCAACCCTTTTTCTATCCCTCCTTGATTTGTCACAATAAAGATTTTTTCGGGATTCAAATTCTTTATTGCATCCAGGACATCAAACTTAAATTTCATATCCCATATACCCTTCGGGAACGTCTCACCGCTTGCAGTTTCTATTAACGTCCCGTCCATATCACAAAATAAAACCTTGTACTTTTTCATTTCTCGTTCCTTTATTTATTTAATCTTTATCTTCATATCGAACAATTTTATGTTTCTTGCAAAATCTGATTGAATACCTCACTGCCTTTCGTATGTCTTCATACTCCTTTGTACTGTACACATTGTATGTACGGAGTTTTCGCATAATTTCCTCTTCTATAAAAGGAAGAATTTCTTTCTCAAACCTACTCATTTCCTATGTGTTTTACGGTTCTTGTTTCTCTTCCTGCGTTTCGCAATCTGCTTGTTTGTACATCTATCATCTTTTGGACGATATTTTCTCATTTTAGGTGCATCACATGGTTCTAAAGGAGAAGTATCACCATACGGATTATAAATATTATAACAAGTATTTTCATTCCAAGAAATTTCGTCCTGCATATTTTACCCCTCTTTCTTTTTAAGACTTATATCAATTGACAACCTATCGGCAATTTCTTCCTTAATTATCTCCCTGCACAAATTCCTTATCATAGAGTAATCACCATGTCTTTGTATCTCGTTGGAAACCATACAACGAACCCACCTCTCTATATCAACGTCGTTTCCATATGTGTTTTGAAAGATACGTTTAACCTCCTCTTTCACAATTGGAACCATAATTTCCTTTATATCCTCTTTAGTCAACTTTAGTTCGTTGTGGATATAATTCTTCACTTCTCTATATCTATATTTACTCATAATGCTTAAACCTCCACTTTTGTATAATTACTAAATTTACAATAAAGATATTTGCTTGAAAACCATCCTAAATGGCTTTTATCATTGACATATTTACAATAGGTTTCCCATTTATCCTTATGTACAATCTCATACATTACACCTTTGTACATAAACACATCTCCTTCTTGTAAATTTGAAATCTTAATTGTTTTCATATTAGCCCAATCCTCTTTAATCTTTTTCTAAAATTCTTTTCATTCAAAGCTTGTTCATAATAGCAATCCGGTTCAATAACTACTTTATTTTTCATTATAGGTTTCCCGTTTAATACAATTGAAACTTCGTTGGTAATAGAAACTCTCTTTATCTCTTTCGTTTTCAGATTAAATGAAAATAGAATATGACCCGGAATCTTTTTCTTCTTATCCGTCAATTTATATTCATGCTGTTTCTTTTGAACATATTCTACCTGGTTTTTAGATAGACCACCCTTTGTTAAATCCGGAACTATTTCCATATCAATAACTATTTAAAATATTCAACAATTCTTTCGCTCTCTTATAGGTATCAAAGCCCTTTACGTTTACCCATTCATATGAAAGACGTTTGTCTTTTCTGACTTGTACGCAATACACGACTATCGGAATGCAGCCATTATACCTTATTTCTTTCACAATCCTATAGCTTTCCATATCAAATACAGTTTCTTATAAACGTTTCCTTGTCAACCATACCGTTCTTTGATTCTTCCACCAAGTCAAAGAATATATTAGCATAACAAACATGCTCGTCTATCATTATACATATTCCATCAGCCGGATAATATTCACATGAAACGTTATCGTCCCAATCTATATATTTTTGCGCTTCTTTGGCTACATCATCACAAGCAATCATATACTCTATGTATTTATTAGATGCTTTTCTTATTTTGTCAAATATATTTCCTTTCATTTCTTTGTCTCCTTCTTTATCTTTTCATAGCACTCTTTACAAAAAACAAACACCTTTCCGTTATTGATTTTAACTTTAAAACCATCTCTCCTTAAATCAGTGCAAGTAGGTTTTAATTCTGCATAGTGATTTAAACCATTTCCGCACAAATCACACGAAACTTCATACCATTTCTTTATCATTTTCAATCTCCTTTTCATTCGTTGTAATACATCTTTGTTTGCTTCAAGGTTCCGTCGAAGGAGGGGATAGGCATCCAATAGATTACATCATCTCTATGATAACTCTCACTTGCAGCGCAGTCATACCAAAAGTGATATTCCATATCTTCGTTGTAATCTTCATCATAATGCGCTATTCTTATTGTTCCATCTACAAGCGCCACTAATTTTTCGTTTGTATCTTCCGGCAACCGTTCCTTAACGCTTATCCACGGTGATTGCTTTGACTGCCATTTAGCACTGGAAATATCCTTTTGCCATTCCGAACCGGCAATGAACCCTACATAATATGCTGGGAATGCACTTCCGCTGCTTCTACTTTCTGCGAAAGAATGAGCAGCTTCTTCTACTGTCTGTTTCATATATTTCTTATTGTGAGCAAGAACCACCGGTTTCCGCTCGTGTTAATCTCAATTCATTTTCCTTTTTCTATTCCGCTCGCTCTGTTCCTCTGCCATACACATCTTGCACCATGACGCTTTCAGATGGTGGTGCAATCTAAACGGGGGATTGTCTGATGAATGTTCCTATACTTCTATTTTATCGCATTGGCAATATTGTCCGCATCCGACAGTTTCCTTGCAAGAACTTCAAATGCTGAAGTACAGCGTTCAGTGTTCATGTTCACCGTTCTGCCGATTTTGAGATTGTCGGAGGCAAGGTTCATCAGTCTTGCCACATTAGCCAGTTTAAGGTAATCCAGCATGAATCTGTTGAACTTTGAATCCTTCTTCCTTAGTTCTCCTATCCGTTCGTCGAACTGTATACAAGCATAGTCGCACAACGTCCTTGCCAGTTCGAACTTTGCAAGTTCTGCGGAATGGGATATTCCGTTGTCATCAAGTGCCTGCTTGAACTGCCAGTATAGCATATCCACGTGCTTGTTCACTTCCTCCACATACTTGTCATTACATTCGGCAAAGAATTCACTGCGGTCTGAACCGATGATACCGTTTACGGTCCGCTCGTATTCCCTTCTCGCTCTGTCCGCATCGTTCAAGTATCTTTTGAATGCCTGCTTGTAGTGGGGTGTGCGTTTCATCGCATGAATGCATTCGATAATCTGTCCGCAACAGATGTCGTTCGTGAACAGAATGTTGTAGGTGCAGAGGACTACAAGGCTCTCATGCTTGCTAATTATTTGGGTTGCCGTTTCCTTGTTCATTTCTTGTACACTTGTCGTTCATACTTCTGTTCCTGCTCTCCTTGGCAAGTTCGTCAATCATGCGCTGGTACTTCTTTGCCACCAACGGGCAGCGCAGGCGCAGTGCATTGTCACGCTGCCACTCCAATAATTCGATTTTCTTTTCAAGTCCTACGTCCATTAAAATAAAGTTTTTTGTATCCTTGATAAAACATACTTGTTCGCATTATTGTAGAAATTACGGTCTATTTCAAAACCGTATGCTTTTCTTCCGCATTGCGCAGCGGCAAGCAATGTACTGCCGCTTCCGGCAACTGGGTCAATTACAACATCTCCTTTGTCGGTAAATATCTCTATCAATCTTCTAAGTAATGGAACTGGCTTTTGGGTACTATGTACTTTGGGTGTATCATTATCTCTTACTCAATCAAAACAATTGAATATCATCCTCCCGTCATTATTAAACTTTGGAAGTTTGTCACGGTATAAAAGAAGACCGTATTCACAATTACCGACTATTTTCATATTGGCTTTTAATACTTGTGCGGAGAAGTCTTTACGGAATACCAACGGAATGTATTTCATTAGCCCGTACTTCCGACCAAGTTCTATGAACATGAACTGTTGTTCGTATTCGCAGAATATTATCATGCAAGGGGATTTACCGGGCTTCTTCGGCTCTTTTATCAGCATATCGCTGCAAAAGTGCATAAACTCGGCTGGGCGAAATTCGTTTTCCGAATTGAAGAACTTTTTCCCGGCTAATTCACTTTCTCCATTCTTGTTGTCACCATCTTTGTACCATGCAGGATTACTTGCATAGGCGTTTTTACCTAAATTGTAAGGTACATCCGCTATAATCAATTGCGCTTTAGGAAGTTGATAGCTACGAAAATTCTGAAAGCTATCTCTGTATAATTCTATGTCTTTCATCTTTTACTTTTGCTAAAACATTCGCATATCCTCCCGTACCGGTCACACGCGCACACCCTATGGCCCTTGACCTTGCATAGACAAGAGTTCCCTACAAAATCCATTGAGTATGAGCATTGGCGGCAGCGGACGGGTGCAGGTGGTATATCTTTTTTCTTTGCCATTATCTTCGGCTTTCACCTTCAATTTTAATTACATTGAACATCTCTTTCACCCGGTCGGCAATATAATCCCCATACCGTTGAGAAAACTCCTTGTCCGGGTCCAGATTGGTAGTCATGTGGGTGTAGAAACAATATCTCTGCTCATAGCGCAGTTGCAAGACGGTCTGAATGGCATTGATGCCCGTACCAAAGTGTTTGGCATCCATAGGTTCCCGTCCCACTTCGTCAATGGCAAGATTGTGCATACATGACCTGTCTGTGTATAGGTTCAACCCGATAATACCTTTCTCGGCAAACTGTAAGGCTATCTCGGCAGCACTGGTGAACTGAAAGGTCAATCCGGCATCCGCACCGCCAATACAATAACGGGCAATTTTTGCAGCATAGTTCTGTAATCCTTTCAGCAAAGTGGACTTGCCAACTCCGATAGGGCCATGTAATAACAAGCCCTTATCCAAATCAAGTATTCCCGGCATTCCCCATATCCATTGATAAAGGGCTTTCAGCAGTTGGCGGTTGCTGTCATCAACTGTAAAGGCCGGGGAAACGGATTTCATGGAAACTACGAGTTGGTTGCGCCAATACATGTCAATCTGCTCCCTGCTCCATTGCTTCTGATTAGCCTTATTTACCGAAGACAATTGATTTGATACCGGCAGAACTTTCGTCTGGTTTTGTATCAGGTTTCCGATTGTTTCCATAATTTTTTAGCTCAAATAATCCGGAATAGTTGTTTGCGATTGATTGCTCGACAATACATCTTGCTTTTTGGGGATTGTTGTCACTTAACTCTAATAGATGATTATAGCACATTTTTAGCGACTTGTCAGATTTATAGCTTTCCCTTCGCTCGCGCTTATACCCAAGCCATTCCTTGAGTACATCCTTAAAATCTTCCGAAACAAAAGACAAATCAACTTCCTTGTTTCTGGGAATCGCTTTCTTATCTCCGTTAGGAGATTCTTTATCTATATCATTTTCATTATCATTTTCATTAGGCTTGTTTTGGGTTGTTTGGGTTGAATTTAACCCACTGGGTTGTTTGGGCTGTTTCGATTTTGCGTTGCAATTTCCAATCGGAGCACCACCTTTACGCCCGTTGTTCCGGTTTCTCTCGACAATGCCATGATATTTAGTTTCGTCTATCTCAAATTGATTGATAAAGAAACCTAATGCCATTTCAATGTCCTCCTCTACCGTAACCTCCTCGCCAAGTTGATACTTGAAAATTGCACGGAATAATCGTCCAAGCTGCTTGTCTGATAATTTGGATATAGGTTTGTAGAAAGACTTGTATATTACAAAACTATCCTTTGCCATTATTTTCTTTTAGATGTTCTGTTAAGGCTTCCAATTGCCCGATGATATATGGTTTGATATTATTGCTGCAATAGACGACAAATGCGACAATCTGTTCTGACAGCTTATGCCATTCTTTTAGTTCATCCTTTTCCATAAAAATCTAATTTTTATAATTCAACTTCCTCAATTACAAATTCTATTCTTGGATTGAGCTTGTCAACCAATTTGCGCGCGTGGATTTCCACACACTGGCGGTCGTTCTTTATGGCTTTGCATCCTTGCAGGCAGTCAAGTAAAATTTTGAAAGCGTTGTCAAGGTCGGGACGCAAGTTTTCGTGATACACGTCCACATTTATCTTAAAGAACCCTTTGATGTTTTTGTCTCTAAGTCCGCACTGTACATAAAAAGTCTTTTCATACTCTTTAAGAACCCTCTGCTTTGCCAAAGAACCATGACCGGATAATGTGACAATCTTGTAACAATTGGATTTACTTGGTATCTTGCCTCTTATTATCTGTTTGTCATATATCATATATGCTTTATTTTAAGTTCAACATTCACCGGCTTGTCCTTCATCGTGGAGAAAGCGTCAAGCAGCTTATCCTTGATTGCCTTCAAAGGCTTTGTCAGTATATGGCTCTCGACTATTTCGAGAGGTATCTTCCTGCCGCTATACGTGATTAGGGACATGGAAGTTATGATGTAAGGCTTCATATTCCCAATATTATGTTCTGTTAAAAGCCCCGAAGCGCATTCTCCGGGGCACAACCATTATTTATTAACCCTTGCCATTTATGTGTGGCTCACATTTATGAGGGGCGTGACAGAATCGAACTGTCCTCCTCTACAATGCTGCGCATTATATTAGTCACGCCAGCCAAACGCCCCATATTCACCTGCCCAATCTTCACAGACCGAGCAGGCGGGTTGAACAAAAAGTTCAGTCGAAATTGAAATTATCTTCACCGTCCGGCATTTCTTCCGGCATATCGTTGCCGAAGTCCATCGGAAGGTACCAATCACTTATAAAATCATTCATGGCTGTCCTCCTTTGCTTTATAAGGATATACGTCAATCAAAGCCGTTTCCACCACAGATGCAATAAGATAGTCAGCTAGTGTCCCTTTCATACCTTCGTCCAATTTCTTCACGGCATCACGTAGGTCGGCAGCTTGTACCAATACTTGAGTAAATGTTTTCTTTTCAGCACCACTCTTTTCATCAAGGGTGATAAATGCCAATTTACATTTAAACCACCTATCTGCAGATTCCTCGTCAGAGAAAAACACCTCTGAATAATTAGCCCTCTTAATATCAGAAACCGTGAATCCTCCACTAATAAACGGTGTCATTTCCTCAATGCATCTTCCTTCGCTTTCTGTAAAAGAAAGACTGTCAAAAAGGTATTTTTCGGTTGTTTTCTTTTCCATGCCGTTTTCGGATATTTTTTGGTATTTTATAGATACCTCGAACCAAGTGTGCATCATAATTTTAATTGATTAATAATTTGTCTTTTGATTTTCTTGCTAAGCTTCCCGACAAAACGTCCGTGCTTCTCCGTCGTTCCATCGGGCAGGCATTCCTTGTAGGAGTAAAGCAGCTTTTGCAGGAGAAGCACTTCTTGTTTTGTCAGAGTGATTTTCATTGTTTTAAATATAAAGTTTGTTGTGTTCGACCTCAATCTCCATCAACTGAATCAAACGTTCTTCTTCTGGAGAAGGAATGTATATACCTTGGGCACTTGCAAAATTCCGGAACCTTTCAATGGTAAGGCTCATTTCCGCACTGTCAAGGTCAGACGAACTGCGCAGGTATTTTATTTTTCCAAGATACTTGTCGTCCCTCTCACGGACGAAAGTGTCCTTGTTGCAGAGAATCTTGTAATAGTTCTGCTTAACGTACTCCATCGTTTCTCCAATCTGGCACCCGAAGTAAGCCAGGCAAACATGAAGGTATTTATTTGCCTGGATACTCCTTTGAGGTTTCTTCTCGGTCAGTTCAAACACTTTCCGTTCCTTTATCAGCCTCTCAAGCTTTGACCTTGCCTGCTGGGCATGGAGGGGATTGGCACCGTCGTATTTCATAGTCTAAAAGTTTTATTTACTTACTCAATCACTGCGATTTATATTTATCAACGGCTTTATATCTACATGTATCAAGCTTTCACCTATACCGTTCATATCAAGCCATTTTCTAAAAAGCGATTTAGCCTTTTCTAATGTGTCAATAACAGCACCATCATGAGTATAGCAGAACTTATCTAAATAGTTTACTGATATATACTTGTGAATACATCTATGTGCCTTTTTGCTCAAAAGAAATACGGAGTTTGGTTTATTATAATTCCAATGGTGTGCTTCTTTCCCATTAGTGTTGTAACCTCTAACTCTAAGGTTTCTTGATATATTACTTTCTTCTTTACAAATAGACAAAGTCTTTTTAAACTTTTCCTTATAGTTTAGCCTTTTGAATTTTTCCCTTGACCTCGCACGTTCATTCTCCAACCAAGATTCATCCTTTGATTTTTCAGAGTATCTTTTAGATGCATCTTTTTTAGTACATTCTTTGCACTTGTTTAAATGGCCATCACCCATTCGTGGGTGAGAGTAAAACTCTGATAAAGGCTTCAATATTCCACACTTGAAACAAATTTTCTCCTTCATAGGCTAAAACGGTAATTGGTCATCGTCACCAACATTTTGCATTGGTGGGAAGTCGCTTTGTTGTGGAGCGTCGCTCTCTGTTATGGCAGGCCTTGAGGACGAACTTTCAGACCGACCTCCCAAAACTATGTCATAAGCAAGTATGTCTGTTATATACCGCTTGATGCCGTCTTTCTCATACTCCCGGTAGCTGATAGTTCCGAACACTGTTACCTTGTCCCCTTTGTGGATATACTTTTCTGCAATATCGGCAATGCCACGCCATGCGACAATGTTATGCCAGCTCGTTTTCTCCGGCACATCTGTCCCGTCCTGCTTTTTATAACCTCCCGTAGAAGTCGCAACACTGAATGTGGAAACCTTTACGCCGTTATCAAGCGTCCTTGTTTCTGGGTCTTTGCCCACGTTGCCTATAATAAGGCACTGGTTGACACTTTTACTCATTATTTTCTCCTCCAAATATCTTTTTATCGTTGATAAGTTCTCTGTTTTCCTCCAAGAACCGGATAAACTCCTCACAATGGTTGGTGAGAATGGGTATATCACGCTCCGGATTGAACACATAAGTTTCAGTATAGGTATCTACCACATAACTGCCTTTGTTGAACTCTACGATGTTGTACTCAAATGTCCGTACAATCGAACCGTTCTTCATCAAAGCGTAAGGATAAACCAAATGTTGATGATGGTCTTTGAACTTCCCCACGGTATAGCTTCCTGTTGTCTTGATGTCGTGAACACTGGTAGGCATCAGTTCGTCAATTACCCCATAAACCAAAACATTGCCGTATGCGGTTGGAAGAATCGCTTCTACCCTTTGTTGGGTCAATGCTCCTTTGAAGTAACCGGCGAACTCTCGGCAAAGTGAGATTGGGAAAGTAAAAACACGATTATTATAGGTAGCTTTCAAACCTATAACCTCGTTGGTCTGAACCTCATCGTAATACAAAGGTTTACCTGTTTCGTCACAAGCTCCTTCACGTATTACCTTATATATCTTTTCAACCTGCACAGTTTCGGATTTCCGATTTTCAACCATACAGTCAATTATCTCCCCAAAACATGTTCCTCTATCAGCTTTTTCGCTATCGAAAGGTACTCTGTTTATCCTATCGATAAGAGATTGTAATTGTTGCTCTCTGAACTCATCTTCATTACATGGGGGATTGTCGGAAAAAGCATAATATTTTTGATATATCTTATCACTGTCTATATAATTCTGATAAGAATCTAACAATGTCGGGTATAGTTTATAAGATATTTTACTCATTCGCATATCTCCATTTGTAACCACCTGCTGTATGATGACTTTTTCTACCTATACAGCAACTGATAATATTAGCATTATTAATACCCGTTTGCCTTTCAGCCTCTTTAGCACTTTCAAATGTATTTATTGATGTACCATCCTTTCGGCACTGAACAACGGCTTTTGACATCTTCGGGTGATTTATTTTCTTTTTGCTAAACCGTTCGTTTCTTGTTCCGTAATTAGCATTATATCTCCATGTGCACCATTCTAAGTTAGAAACAGAGTTATTGCTTTTAACCTCGTCTTTATGATTGACACATGGAAGATTCTGCGGATTAGGAATGAACGTTTCGGCAACAAGCCTCTGAAGAGATTTATATTCAACTTGTTGTTGTTTCCATAGTGATATTCGTAAATATCCACTCCATATTTTATTAGGCTTAATTATCTTTCCTATTATCTTTCTAAAATTACCATACCTGCTTTTAATAAGCCTATCTAAAGAGCGAACTCTACCAAGGGTACTTACTTGATAGAGCCCTTCATAACCTTGAATGTCTTTCCAAATCTCATTAGGCTGCATCTGAGTAAGTTTTAGTTTTCTCGTCATAAATCAGCCCCAAAGCATTCACTTTATCCCTGAAAATTCTTCTCGCCATCATCAAAGAACTACCAATATGTTCAAATTCATTGATATGGGAAGCAAAATCATTGGCTGACCGAGCATCAGTAATAAATTCAATGCTCTCTTTGATTTCCTCTATCACCTTGTTGTATTTGTCAATCTCGGATTTCTTGACTTGCAGCATTGCAAGATAGGGATTAATCACTTGTGTGGTGATAAAATCGTTCTTGGCCGTCGGATTGCCGTTTTTGTCAAGAATGGTAGGCACTTCCATAATGGACGGAAGGTTACAAGTGTTCTTCCCGTCATTACGGCTTGTCGGGTCAAAAGTGATAGTACATTTAACTCTGCCGTTCTCATTCCTGGCTTCCATGTAACCCAGCAAGTCAAGTTCGGTAACGATGGAGTTGTAGGACTTCTCGCGCAATGCAGGAATGAATACCGTATCGTCACCTTCCTTTCTTGTATCACGGTGGGCAACGAAGATGATGTTCTTGTTCAAGTTTGACAAGTTGCGGACAAAGCCGGAAAACTCCTGGTTAATTCCACCCCAGTCCCTTATTTGCGGCTGCCGGGTACCACATTTATAGGAGATGATAAAGTCCATCATTTTGCCGATTGTGTCAACCACGATAGTACGATAAGCGGACAAATCTTCTTGCAGAACTTGTTGGACATCATTCCAGAAGGTAATCTGAACAATATCCACTCCGTCCAGATGTGACATGTTTACACGCTTGACACCATTGTCGAAGTCCAATAACAAAGGACTTGGAGCACTAAGGGCGGTAGTTGTCTTTCTCATACCTGCCTGACCGTAAATCATCATCTTGATGATAGACGGTATCACTAATTCGTTTGATTTTTTAATAAGCGACATATAATTATGATTTAATAATTGGTTTGTGGGATATACGGGACTTGAACGCCGTGACCTGTGCATGAAACCTTTAAATAATACCATGACAAACTACAAATACCAATACCATGCACCGCTCTACCTCTGAGCTAATATCCCGGATAGCCGCCCGTCTTCGCAGATTGGACGGCACGAACAAATACTAACATTATTTTCTAAGCGTAATCACTCATTGTAAGTGATGTATATCCCAAGGCATGAAAGGGATGCCATCAGGGAGAACATAAATGCAGGGAACACTTGCCCCACATTGGTTACGGTTACCGACCTTACCAGTAATACTACCATCCACAATAAGCAGAAGGCAAAGAATACCGTATAGCAATTTATCTTTCTCATACAAAAATGATTTCGTCTCTGTAAACCTCGATAAAGAAATGCTTTCCAAACTCTATCGTTACCTTGTCACCGCTAATGCTGTATATGGTCCCGATTCTGTCTTCCCAGCCGGGAGCGTTGTACTTGACTTTTACTTTTTTCTTTCCCATATTTATATTGTTTTTAATTGATGTTCCTAAAAAAGAGTTCGGTCTATTTTCTCAAACCGACCGGACAAAAACTAAACTCTAACTTCAATCATTCATGCTCCCGTGGGTGTCCCAATACTAATACATGTCTGATTTAATTTTTTCCCTGGACATTATTCCGCTTACATTTGCCAACGATAAAGCTTGTTTTATTTCAGCTTTTGAATAGTAAAGAGGCGAATTTCGGCTTTCTCCTTTTCGAATAGGATTAATCAGCTTATTACCTACAAGAATATTAAAACGTTTAAAGTCTATTTTCATCATGTTTAACCACTTCTTAACCTCTTTTTGTCGAATAAGGTCTTGCGCAGGCTCGTAAGCCTTGATTGCTTCCATGTATCCGACTTGGTAGCTGTCTATCATTATGGATTGGATTTCTTCTATATTCATTCTATTCTCCTTATTCTTTCTATTCGTTTAATTCTTGATTCTACACCTTTTCTCATTTCTCCTTGTTCGTGATAAAGAGAAAGAGAAAAAATACATAATAGACAACATGCTACAGACACACGGATAGCAGGCGAAAAATCCATAGTGAATTTAATACCAGCTATTCGCTCGTACAGCATAGTTGCAAGCTCTCTTCCATTTCGCACATGCAGAATTCTCATGGCAGTCTGTATCTGATTACTAATTGTACTGACAGCCCGACATTTGATTTCCGCTATTTCTTTTTTCTCATACCCCTGGGCGTACATTCGTGCTGTAATTTCGCATTCAAGTGTAAGTTCTGTAAGGATTCTATTCATGTCGTGTGTATGTTATAACTATTTAAGTCGTATAATGGAAGAGAATCCCGGGTGTTCTTCTTTGGATACCCTATACATAAGGTCTATTTTACCTTTCAATTTTTTCGTCAACCTGGCGACTTTATTACGTCTTGCAGCTTCGCTTTTTATCCCAGAATGGCGGGAGTCGCTATAGGGAACTTTAACCACATCCCCTACTCTCATTTCATCGAACACTTTTGTTGTTCGATAATTCTCATCGATTACAATTTCTTTTTCCATATGTATATTATTGATTATATATATTTTTCATAAAAATCCGGCCTATCTTCACAGACCGCCCGGACAAAACCTAATTATGCAAATTTATGAATACATAAAATTGTTGCTCCCGTGGGCGTTCCGGTGGTAGCCTTACTGCCCTCCAACATCTATGAAGGACCACGAGATAATTACATAATTACTTCAATTTTCTGATTATATCACCGCCATAAGAATCTTGAGTCAACTCTATAAACTCATGTACGGTGTAAGTATCATTGTCAATGTCTATTCCCTTATTGGTACAGAATGACAACCTTCCTTGCTTGCACGAACCGGTCAGCACATGATGCCAATGGAACAATTCTTTAGCCGATACCTTTTTAGTAAAGTCTGGAAAATGCTTTTTAAAAGCTTCTAGTCTTTCCTCCTCGGTTGAATCGTCATACAATTTTTCTTGAAGTGAAGCAAAGGCCTCGTGCAATGTTTCTCCATGAGCGAATTTCCCATTCCCTTTTGCAACAAATGTCTCAGTCAATGTAAAGTCATCGTTCAGTATATATCCTTTAGCTACATTGTCATGAACATGCTTGATAATTGTAGGAATATCATCAATGATATATACTTTGTCGCCATTGAATGTTTTAATTCCATCGCCATCGCCATAGCCAGAGACAGAGCCAGAGCCATAGCCAGAGCCATCGCCATAGCCAGAGCCATAGCCATAGCCAGAGCCAGAGCCATCGCCAGAGCCAGAGCCAGAGCCAGAGCCAGAGCCATAGCCAGAGCCATCGCCATAGCCAGAGCCATAGCCATAGCC